TTTCGGTTTGCCCGCTGTCACATTACTAACAGTATTAGCCATGTGTATCTGTCCTTTCTACATCATCACAATATCGAACGTACTCTGATAGCGGTTCAACTTGCGCGTTGTGTCCGTCTGCATCTGTGAGTTGTTCAGATGGATCCGCGCGAACCGATCATCAGATATAGCGTTCTCCATTGTTTCAATAACAAGTTCATTTAACGTGGCGGCATCCAAGGCGGTTGAACCATAAGACTGGACAGCCATTTCATAACTTGTGATGTGATTTGTTTTGCCCATGCCGATGCGGTCAAGCACCAAAAACTGCCCTTGCGGCATCGTGTCAGGGAACATAACAAAAACGGGCACATCAAGTGCGCCCAGAATCTCAATCAGAATTGCTTCAATCATTTGTTAACCACCTTTAAAGGGTATGCAGCTTTAGTTAGGGTGTTGTTGTCAAAATCATCCTTGCGGGCTTTGAAATCGTCAGCCCACACCATGCCTTGCGCCAGCAGATTACCAACGCGGCTGGATGACATATATTCGCCATCGCCCATGCTGTTGGCTTTGTCTGCAATTTCGGCGGTGGTCTGTGCAATAAGGTCTTGCATGAAATCTGCTTTCATAACCTCTTTACCAAAACCAGCCGTATTCAGATAAAACCGTTTCTTACTCATACCGTTCTACCGTCACTTTTTTATTCCACGCCAGCGGGATGTTGCTTTCAATGCCCTCAAGCGGGGAACCAAATGATTTCCAAGTTTTGCCCCAGAATTCAATGACTTGGTTTTCCCAATCGTGTGTATCACCTTTTGGAATAGCCAGCGTGTACACCTCTTTGCGCCCAACCAATGAATTTTCATCAACCACATCATCAGATGTAGTAGGCGCAACAAGCACATTGGATACCGTCACCGTGGAATCAGAATAAATAGGTTCGTTGAACGCATTCACACCAGTTTGTGTTTTCTGATGCAATACAACATCAATGCCAATAATCTTGCCCATAGATTTCCAACGCCCCTATCCTTTGTCTTTTTAACCCAAGCCGCTTCAGATCGTTGCGCAAGATAGGCAGATTGGATCCACCAGGAATGGCGTATGTGCCTGACCAACTATAGCCAAGTGCGCTTTGCGATTCCTGCGACATGGGTTCGCCTGTTGCGGATGTGTCCTGCCTTAACGCACGCACGCAGATGTCAACGGTTACCGCCTTGACCACGGTGCCATATGACGGGGATTCTTCAATATCCGCGTCAAGGTCATGCCCGTATGCCTTTGCTTCTTCCCGCAGGCAATCAGAAATAACGGGCAGCAGATTTGCCGCCCGTTCTTCTTCTGCTGGTGTAAGTGTGCGCCATAAACTTTCTACATCTGCAACGGTTGCAAATGTGTCTGCCATTTATGCGCCCCTTTCTTACGCTTCGATTTTAGCGAATGCGTTGCCGTCAAGGACAGCCCAGCCGATGTACGCTTCAGCACGCAGATAAACCTGATTGTGCCCCTTAAGGTCAGAACCAGCGTTGTCAGGATCGCCGTATTCGATAACTTCGAATTCGACATCACGGGCATAGCCCCATCTGAATGCATCAAAATCGCCAACATAGCCGTAAACCTTATCAGCACCCGTGGCAACCTTGCCGACAGTACCATTGACAGCAGATTTCATGCCGTGGAATGTGTCGGGGTCACCACCGAACAGATATTCCGGCGCGACAGCGATATTGCCGACAGCAACGCCGCCAAGTGCGCTGGAGAATTCCGGATCGAACGCAACGCCCGTAACATCATAGCCAAAGCCATTGACCTTTGCGATAGCAGCATTCAGGTTGGCATCCTCAGAACCAGCGGTGTAAGAAATAACCGAACCAGCGGGGATCTTGTTATCAAGATGCATGTTGCCAACTGTGGTTGTGGCGGCGGTCATGGTGCGCGGGTTCAGGCCGTGCATTGCAGCGATGTCCATGCCCTTTGCAAACTTGCGGGCTGCGCCCTCTGCGAATTCGCGCATAACATCCATGCGGTATTCCTCAGAACCTTTCAGGAATTCATCAGAAACACGCACGCCGTATTCAAACTTGTACGGACGGATAACAATGGGGGTTGCGGTTGCACCACCATTGGATTTTGCGCCGTTCTCTGCGACAATGTCGGCTTCAGAATCCATGTTGAACACGAATTCCGCAGAACCGTTGAACGCAACCGGCATTCTGTCGCTGATCTTCGCCAGCGCAGATTTGCCACGGACAGCGTTAAACATTTCAGAAACGACTACCGGCGGGATGTTGCCGCCATTAGCAATGATATTAGCCATTATATTTACTTCCTTTCAAATAACTGTGCCATTTCACGGAATCCCGCTTCTGCGGGGTCTTCCGGCACTTCTTCTGTTTTGAAACTTGGTGCAACGTGTTTGGCACCCCAAAAGCCTTTCACTTTTTCGGCATCTTTTTTGATGCTTTCTTCATCTTCACCGTTCAGGCGGTCAGCCATTTCAAGCGGGATGCCCGCATCAATGGCAATACGCTGTTTCAGAGCCGATAATTTAACCGCTGAAAGTTCTTTCTGCATGCTATTGAAACTTTCCCCGCTGGTCTTCTTTTCGGCTTCTAAATCGGTGATTTTAGCCTTTAATGTGCCAATCTCGGTTTCCTTTGCCGTGACACTTTCTTTCAGCTGCTCAAGGTCTTTTAACTGCGTTTCAAATTCCTTGCGCGCATCCTTTGCGCCCGCGCTTTTGGCGCGTTCTACGCGGTCTTTGACCATTGCGTCAAACTGTTCCTGTGTCTCAATCGGTGTGAATTCCATTGTGTTGCCTTTCCCCACTTACCCGGTGGTATCGGTTGTAATATAAAAGCACCTTGCGGTGCCTTTAATAACTAACCCTTTGTTTTGCCTTAATCTTGGATTCTGAACACGCCCAAAAGGCGATTATCATAGATTCCATTAACCCAATTTCTATTGATTCCTTTAGTGACTTGTAGCCAAAACCGCCCGCCGAACCGATCAGGCGTTTTTCGCAATTGCTTATGCTCTGCGTTAACGCTGGCTGGTTCATGTGCGTTATGGTTTTCTTGTATAGTGCCTGTTCAAACTTGCCATTGGCAATGCATACCTCTTTGGTGGTCATCAGCACCGGCGTTCCCAGATGTTCCCGCCGCATTTCCTGTGCCAGTATGGTGCCCTGTGCCCCGTCTATGGTTACGCTTGCCACATCGGCTTTTTTCAAAAAATCAAGAATCCACGCATTGCCTGCGCGGATCTCTTTGCAATCTATACTTTCTACAAACACCAGGTCATCAATAGTCTTTACCGCCACAGACAGACACACGTTGGTGCCGTCATGGCCGTATTTGATGCCAACAAACAATTTACCCTTAAGCTGCGGCATGGTTTCTGATTTCAGTTCTTCCCATTCGGCTTTGGATATTGCTGACTTAAGGTTGTACTTAAGCCACAACCCCAAACGCTGGATGTTGAAATCGTCTATATCTTCCCCAATCTCATCGGCCACGCTGCGTTCCGTGAATATCGTGCCCAAAGACGGGTTGCACATGTACCATGCTTCTTTGTCGCGCGGATCTGTCTTTTTCTCCACGCCCCATTCAGCCCAGCCCGTGTTTTCTGTTTCACCACTCAATGCCGCCTTACGCAGTTTGGTAAATACCGTGCCGCTTGATATTGGCGTTGGCGGTGTGCCACAGAAAAGTGTCTGCGGGTTCAAACTGTCTGTTACAACATACTTTAGTGCGCTTTGCTGGTCATCTGTGTATTCTTGCGCTTCGTCAATGATTAATAGGTCAAACCCCTCACCAAGACCGCCACGGCTGGAACGTGTGCGGAAATCTATTTTACCGCCGGTCTTCTTCAGCCGTATTGATTCCATGCCCAATGTGGATGTGGTCTTGTAGTCTTCGGGTTCCGTATATCCTAACCCCTCAACCAGTTTTTTCATGCGCTCCCACGCCATGTGGGATGTACTCACCCTGTGCGCCGTGTGCAAGCATTGTTCGCCCTGCTCAAGTGCCCACAGTTCACGCATTGCGACAATTTCATTCTTGCCGTTTCTGCGTGGGATGGAATACCCAAACTTGGTATGAACAAATAAACCATCATCGCGCACCGCCAGAATGTCATATAGCATCAGTTCTTGCCATTCCTGTGCGGTTCTGCCTGTTGAATTATATAGATCTATCGCCGCCTTTCCGTGTGTTTCCTCATAAGGCAAAATAACGGATGCTGTGGGGATTTGTCTGGCTTTCATTTCTTCCATGACTAATCCCCCGTATATGCGAAAAAACGCAAGGCGTTATTGCGCTTGCGTTAGTCCGTCAATATTTGTTCCAGCCACGGTTCCTGTTTCAACCGCTTGCCGTTCTGTATTCAGCCCAAATATCTTGCGGGCTTCCAAAACCTTTTTGCTGGCTGACCAAACATCAAGGTTTTTCTTTTTGCGTTCTTTTAACACCTGTTCGTCAACAATTTCCCATTTCTTGCCCGTGCCCTGCAAGGTCTGCACGGTGCTACCGTCAACAGGAATATATGTGATAATGCATTTGCAGTTTTCGTGACGATCCCAAAAGCCCGATGGCGTATTACCGTATGTGTAACGCCCTTGCCTTGCCTTGCACCACTTGCACGCCTTGCGTTCCGTGATCGTGCGCGTTGTGGATGTTGGCA